CAGTAGAAGATATTGTAGTAATTGTTTGTGTACCTGAAGCCACTGACGATGTTCCGCCTGTTCCTCCTGTTCCTCCTGCTGTTGGATAGTTTCCTGAAGTTCCTGCTGTCCCCCCCAAACCTACTGTAACTGTTAAAGTGTTTCCTGGAGTTAAACTTGATAAATACTGAATAGCTAAAGCTCCTGAACCTCCGCCTCCTGCTTGACATGTTCCAACTTGACAACCACCCCCACCAGCCCCGCCACCTTGAACATAAACTTTAATTGCGGTTACACCTGTTGGAATAGTAAATGTACTAGTTCCTGTAGTTGTAATCATTTGAGCATTAAGACCTGGAGCTCCTCCTGAAGCTGCTGCCCATGTAGGTAATGCACCTGCACCGTTAGATGTGAGGACTTGACCACTTGTTCCTACTGAAGCTAAAGATTGGAATGCACCTGTTGTAGTTGTACCACCTGCTAATAAAGCATAAGCTGTTGCTGATGCATTTCCTGTACCACCGTTAGTGACTGTTAAAGCACCAGATATGTTAGTATTTGCAGTACCTATCGCTAAGTTACCAAATGCTGGTGCAGAAGAACCTGCTGAAATAAGCGCTTGTCCTGAAGTACCCGCACCAGTATTTGCCATCGCTGTAGTAGAAGCACTATATACGATACCACCAGCTGTTAAAGATGCTGTTTGACCTGTACCACCCTGACTTACAGGAATAGATCCTGTACCAGTAGCTGTTGAGTACAATGTACCCGATGTTGTAGGTAAGGTAAGTACAGTACCAGAGCCAGCAACTGCTGGGGCTTGGATGGTTATACTTCCTGACGTGTCGCCTGCGACTACAATTGAACTCATAAAAAATCTCCCGTTATGCTACAAAGTTACCAGAGCTACCTACTACTTTACGTACTGTATAGAAGCTACCTGCTTGTGGTGTAATAGTACCTGCTGATTGTGTGACGTTAAGTCTAAAGTTACATGCTGTATTTGTTGTTACTTTAATAAGGAATTTAGCAATATGATATACAGCTGTTGTTAGTGATCCAGTTGCTGCAAAAGTCATTGCTCCCACAGTTTGTTGTGTAGATTCGGCTGATACCATTGCACCTGAAATAGCAGATGTTGTAAAACCAGTAATTGGCGTGTAATCTAAAGTAGCATGAGCTACTGTGGCACTTGTACTGAATGTTGGCGCCCATGTTAATGTACCTGCTGTTGTTTTTAAGAAGTAACAATAGCATTCAATATCATAAGTTGATGTTGCAGCTAACGATGCAGCAGAAGTTGCACCAAAAAAGTTACCAATAGTAGCACCAAAAGCTGTTACTGGGGCTGATAAATAAAATTGCTGAACTCCTAACATGACATTTCGGCCTTGTGAGGTATCTGGTGTAATATAAAAATTACTTCCATCATACTCTTTAGTGCCTGCAACTGCCGCAGTTAAGTTTGTACCTGAGGTCATGGCTAGTGGTGCTAAAGATGATGTGCCTGCCGCTAAAACTAAATTAGTAATTGTAGGTGTTGTTGATAATACAGCTGTACCACCAGAACCTGTGGTAGTTGTAAAGTCAGTAATACCATAATCCCAGTCAGCTGCTGTTGTAAGAGCAGTACCTATACAAGTAATATGGAAAGATACGCCAGGGACTACAGTGCCAATTAAGTTACCACCAGAAGAATTAACAGTGATATTACCTGTAGAGTTATTAATAATATGAAATGACCATCCAGTCACTAAAGTACTTGTAACAGGCATAACGACAGTTTGTGTTGATCCACCTGTAAAGAATTGAAACCATGAACTGGTATTTGTAAGTGTAGTCGTTCCAGCTGCGGTTGCTGTAGTTGTATAACCTGTTAGGTTGGTTAATGCTGATGATGCAGTCGTTTTACCTGTACCACCAGAGCCTAATGCTAAAGCATTGGTAAGCGTAACGTTTTGTGATGTATCAATAGAAAGCGCTGTTGTTCCGTTATTAGTTTGTAGGGCTAAAGCACCAGAATAGTCTCCAGTAACGACCGCTCCACCGCCACCTGTAGTTAATGCATTAATTGTTGTTGTCATTCATGACTCCTATAAAATTATCCAACGGCTGCCTACTGGAACCGTGACTGATGCGCCTGCTGCAATTGTAATTGGGCCTACACTACTTGCACTGTAATCATTTGCAATAATTTGAGTGGTCGTAATAGTCATGGCATTTTGCCATAAACCTGTAGATGTTGAATTACTGCCACCTAATGAACCCCAAACAGTACCGTTGTAACCTTCAAAAGATTGCGTGCTTGTATTAAATCTTAACATACCAGCTGCTGGCGTACCAGGCTCTTGAGCTGTTGTACCTGCAGGGACTGTTAAAGCGCCAGTCGTATTTACGGTAACTGTTCCAGTACCACTTGTAATGGTAGGTGTAGTGACTGTAGTAAATGATCCGGCTGCTGGGGTAATATTGCCAATCGTTGTATTATTGATTGTACCACCAGTAATTGCTACTGCTGATGCATTATATGCACTTGTTAAGTAAAAATTAGTACCGTCTGAATAGATAAGATACGTGGCACCATTAGGGACTGTAACTGTAGATCCAGAACCTGTGGTCATAATAACATTTTTACCACCTGTGGTTGCATTATTAATAATGTATGTTTTTTGGACTGCTGGAGTAGTGACTGTACAATCACCAGATAATGCGCCTGTAAAACTGATTACTGCATTTCTTGATTCATCTGATACACCGTTATAATTTGTAAGTGTATAAGTTGTTAATCCAGCTATGCTAATAGCAAGATAGCCTGTAATTGCTTGCTCTAATAAAGTACCTAAGTTTTGATTAGTTGTGGTTCCCCATGTACCTGCCTGATCGCCAGTACCAATGAGCTGTAATCGTAAACTTGTGGAGTAGGTGGATGCCATATATAGTCCTTATTTCCGTATATTATAATCTATTTTTAACCTATTGAATATTGTTAATTTTGGTCCAATTTGTTGATTCTGCATTGTTTACATCGGTCCAACTAGTGCTTGCTGTATTGTTAATTGTAGCCCAGCTATTAGATTGATTATTATTAATAATAGTCCATGTACCTGTTTCAGAGTTATTAATTGTAGCCCATACAATAGACTGGTCATCATTAATCGTAAACCATCCATTCTGGATCGTAGTTTCAAGTAAATTAAAGTTTTCAAGTATAGATACTACAAAATTAGCTTTAATAGTATTAGTATCTGTAATGCCTATATTTTCTACAATAGACTGAAATACTTGATTGCTTGCCGCAGATACATCAGCATAAGAAGCATTTTCTGTAATAGCAAAGATAAATATAGTGCTAATATCAATAATATCATTTAACGTACTTGCCTCTACAACGCTTCCTACAAAGTTACCTATAACTGAATTTAAATCAGCTAAATTACTGTTTTCAGTAATGGACTGAACAAAATTAAACTGAACTGCAGGTGTATCGTTTAAATTACTATTTTCTGAAATAGACTGGAATAAACTTGCTTGTTGAGTGCTTGAGTCAGCTAAAGTCACATTTTCAATTCTACTTCCTGCAAACTGTGCAGTAATAGTTTCTGTATCTGCTAAATTACTATTTTCAGAAATGCTACTTGCAAATTGTGCTGTAATAGTTTCCTGATCTGCAATCGTACTACCCTCTGATCTTGTCACTGGGTAGTTAGCTATAATTGTTGGCGTATCAGCAAAAGTGCCATTCTCAGTTAATGTTTGTATGAAGTTAGAAACTTGTGTACTAAAATCAGCCATAGTCACTGTTTCTACAATTCCAAAGAATACATTATTGACTTGGGAATTAAAGTCATTCATTGTTACACCCTCAGATACTGATGCTAAATAAGCATAGACCTGGGTGCTTGAATCTGCCATAGTAACATTCTCTGTCAAACTATTAGCAAACTGTGCCGTAATGACTAATACATCTGCTAATCCACTATTCTCAGTTCTACTTTGTGCAAACTGAGCTGTAATTGTAACTGTGTCAGCAAGATTACTATTTTCAGAAACTGTTACATTATAAGAAGTCAACTGAGTGCTTGAGTCAGCTAACGTACTATTTTCAGTTAAAGATGCTGATGTAGCCCGTGTAATAGTTGGTGTATCAGCTAATGTGCTATTTTCAGCTTGTGTAACATTGTAAGCTGTCACTTGCGTACTTGAATCAGCTAAAGTATTTGCCTCGGTAATGGCTTGTAATAATGCAAATACCTGTGTGCTTGAATCAGCTAAAGTACTATTTTCTGTAATGCTTTGTAATAAAGAAAAAACTTGGGTACTACTATCTGCTAAATTAGTATTTTCAGTAACAGTTAATACATAGTTATTAGTACCTAAGCCAGCAAATGTAGTCTGTGCAAAGGTTGCAATACCAAACATTTATAGCACCAACCAACGAGATCCACTAGGCACTGTGACCGTCACACCACCGCTTACAGTAACTGGCCCAACGCTATGCGCACTATATCCATTAGGTATAGTAAAGCTTGCAGCAACAGTTAAGTTGTTTATAAATATACCATTGCTTGCTGAAAATTGTGGGGCAATCGCTGTATTGGTTGCATCTTGATTAACTGATTTTCCTGCTGGATAAGTACAGAATACGGTAGATGTACCCGTTAAACTTATTGCAACAGTAGTACCAAGGGAGTTAGATAGTATGGTTGTACGAGCTAATGTAGTACCTGAGGAAGTATAGGTTCCAATACCAACCTCCCAAGCTGTACCACTTGTGATACAGTAAAAGGTAGTATTTCCGTTGCCGACTACAGCAAAAGATTGAAAGCCAGACACAGCACCAGCAAGGGTAATTGTACCCGTGCCAGTAGTTGTCGTGGTTTCTTGTACCCGATCATAGACTACAAGAGCCATTTAAGCTCCTTAGCTTGTTGCTGTTGTAGAGTATGTAACTGCTACTGTATCGCCTGCTGTGACTGCCTTAGCTGTTGCAAAGTTACCTGCACTATATAATGTACCAGCTGTTGAGCTTAATGTAGCTACAGCACCTGTACCCGTTACTAAGAAACAACCACCGACTGTACCACCTGCACCTGTAATAGTGTAAGTAATAGCTGCTGCTGATGAAGTTGTAATATTAGAAGGTGTTGTACCAGATGAAGTAGATGCAGTAAATACAGCAGTACCACGTTGAGCTACAGAAGACACTGTATAGTTAGTAAATTCAGTCCAACCAGAATGAGATGTCATAGTATCTGCAGCAGCAAATGTACCGCCTGAGTTAATAAGACCTAAGTAAGGACCTACAACAGAATATGCAGAACCACGTAATAATGTATCTAACATTAATTGTTTACCAATAGCATTGACTAAATTAGGAAAGTTTTCTTCCCATTTTAAATCTCCATTTTCATCGTGGCAAAGCACATGATAGTTACCATGTATGCCCATCTCTTCTGCTTTAATAGCATTTGTATTTAATGTAGCAATGGCTGAATCTCCAAAGCCGTTTGTTTCTCTAATCATATGTTTCTCCTTAATTAATTCTTATTATTGCACTAGTTGATGTTGCTGATGGAAATTGAATTTGAAAACTTGTTGTGGCTGTTTTATCAGATCCAAAATTTAATACCGCTACCGCTGCTCCAGTAGTGCTATTATAAATCAAAGCACCCCTACAAGTAAACCCTGCTGAACTCCAAGTAACATTACTAAACGATACATATGCAACATTATTAGTGATATCAAATCCAACAATAGGCGTAAGTGCTAAGCCACCAGCTGTATATCCAGTGCCAGTCACTTCATTAGTTGTGGTATAAGTAGCTGTAGAGCTATTTAAATCAGCATTAGTATTATATAAAGCTATTTTATATGTGTAAGGGCTAGGGCTATTAAAGTCCTCAGCACCACTTAACATATTAAACTTAAATACTGTACAAGCCGTTTGTACTATCATGATTTAACTCTTAATTTAGTTTGACCATCACGATAAGCATCACCACGCTCAAGACCATCACCAAGACGTTTAAGTTGTTGTAAAGCTTCCATATACTTATCTTCAACATTTTTAATCATATCTGGTTCTTGCTTTTGGAATAACATAGCTTCTCTTAATGAAGCATAAAATAATACAGGATCATAGTTGTCACCTAACCATGATGTACCAGCAGAGTTAGTCACTGTACTTACAGTAATATTAAATCCAGATCCACTGTTTCCTAATGATGAGTTAGAGGCACTTAATACATCTCCCGCAGCGTAGAATTGGCCACCATTTTTTAAAGCGACTGAACTGATAGCGCCTGAAGATCCTACCACAATAGTAGCTGTAGCACCGCTGCCAGAACCTCCAGTCAATGATACTTCTGAGTATGTGCCTGGCACATATAAACTACCTACATTAACTAAACTTCCAAATGCAGCAATTTCACCTTGAACTATTGTAGGTGGGTAGTAGAAATAATGTAATTCAGCCGTATATGCTGAATCTGGTGTTGGCCCTAAAATTAATGACAATTCATTAATAGATGAGTATTGAGATCCAAATAACGCATAATGTGTAGGCTCACCTTGATATGATACTGTGGGGAAAGCAGCTCTAATATAGTTGACATCTTTATTTAAAAGAAATGTATAGTTACCAGATGCATCAATAAGGGCTAAAGAATAGTTAGCTAACCAATCAGTAGGTAAAGATAAATACTGATTACCCGCAGTTAATGCACCAGTAACGTTTTTACGTAGTGCTGGTATTTGAACACTATTATAAATTCTATCCTCAGCTTCTTGAACAAAGCGAGGAATATTAGATACAAATAATGGTTCTGTGGTTTCAGTATAATCTTGAATAGCTTGGTATAGCTGAACGTAGTTCATTAATTATCCTTGTTTACCGCTGATTTTACGACCTTTAATAGCTGCGCCATAACCACGCATTTCTTTTACACCAAATTGATTTTCTGGAGCAAATGCATTTTTAGCTGCAACGCCAGCAGAAATATTCATCTTATTGGTGTTGGTGCCTTGCTCATAAACTTCTGCTTGAACGTCAATGTTCATGGGTTGTTTATAAACATTAATGTCATCACCACCGCCTGTAGGATATTGAAAACCAGTATACGCACTAGCGTCTTTGTTTTCTTTTGCATGGCCAAGTGGGTACTCGCCAGCTGGAGTTGGTTTAACTTTAGTTACCATGATTATCTACCTTTTTTTTGATTGTTAGCACGTGCTAAATTACGACCCACAGCTTTCATCGCTTGTGATGTAACTGTAGATGCACCTTTAGAACCTTTACCAGATTCAATTTTTACTGTAGGACCTGAATCACCTAAGTTTTTACCTTTGGTTTTTCCTGTCTTATTAATACCTTGTGCGCCTGCTTTGAATGACATACGTTTCTCCTTATGTTGTAACTATTGTAACAGTACCAATTTGAATTGTAGGTACTAAATTATTGGGTGTTAATCCAGCATCAAACTGACTAGATCCTCCAACTGGTTGCCAGCCCCATTGAATTTGTCTACTACCATCCGTAGGGTATCCTGCATCATCCACATTATTTACAGTGGGGTCATAAGGATTAGTCATTAATCCAGTTGTGCCACCTACATTATAACTCACATCTGGCCTGGGTTCACGTACTGCTTGTGGATCATTTACAGGATACATACCTAAATGTAACTGTGGTTGATCTGGATCCCAGCACTCTGGACATACTTTAATATTAAAGAGCTTAGTCTTAATAATCTCTTTTTTAAGTTCTTTTAACTTATATCTTTGACCACAGCGATCACATTCGGCAATCGCATATTTACCCGATGAATATTTATTAGGCATATCTTACCTTGTATAGAACATGTTTCTAGGCACAAATCTAATAGGTGCCTTTTCACGATCTTCCTGAGATGCTAGATCCCATTGTTTTTCATAGTCCGCCTGTAGGAAAGCTACTCTATTTGGATCTACTTCTGGCGCCTTTTGAGCTAAATAAAATGCTAACCCAGCTACCATACATGGCAAGAAACGGAAAGGAATGTCATTAATCACAACACCAGTTCCAGCATCTTGAATTCTTCTTAATCTCCAATATACAAATGTATAATTACCACCAGAGTTAGGTGTAGGCCACACATTGATATTAGGTAGTAATGGTATAGATAAATAATTTCGTGGGCTTGTAGTCGCTATATGTGCGGCTGCAGTAGTATTATTTTGACCACGGAAGCAATTAAGTAATTGGTTAGTAGAGTTATTAACATTTTGATACATAATCGTTTCATTATCTATTTGTATATACCCAGTTGCGGCAAGATCTTGTACTGAGCTAACTGATATTGTAGTATCAGATGAGCTAATAGATGCTGCTAAGTATACAGTAGAAGTAGATGTATTACCAGACTGTCTATTAATCCAAAGCTGAATAGGGCGTCCTGTCGCATTTTTATTAGGTATTGTAGAATATGTATCTTCTGAAATACGGCTAATATTGATATCTACTTGGTTAGTATCTGAACCAGTTCTAACTACGGTACTTAATAAATCAATTGTATCTATAGGTAATGGGTAAGTAATTTGA